CTGAATTTTTCATTTGTTCAATTTAGCAATTCCTATTCTGATTTATTTGGTTGTACCGTCACTTTGGAATCCACGTTTACCGATCCGGAGAAGGAACGTGTAGGCGTGGTTCCTATTGAGAAGGCTGTTTTCCTAAGACGTGGGTTTAAGTATATGTATGATCGTTGGGTTATGCCATTGGATTTATCATCAATACGAAAAGCTACTGATTGGAGTGTAAAGGGTGAAGAATCACTCACTACAATAAAACAGAAATTGGATAGAACACTCGTTGAATTAGCTCTGCATGGGCCAGAGATTTACGACAAGTATAGCGGTGCCATTATCGAGCGAGCTCGACATTTTGGCATGGTCAGCATATTTCAAGTATTTGAATATGCCTTCGAAGCTAGTACGAAGTTGGAGGTCATTTGGGATCATGACATAACTGATGATGATGATGTGGACTTTTGTGAGTAACACTGAGGTATCCCGCGGTTTGGACACCGCGTTAGAAATGGTCCAGCAAGAATCTTGGCGAGAGGATTGCACTATTCAAATGCCATCAACGATTTGGCAAATCGTTGATTAATTTCCATTGCTGTTCAGGTGACACTAATGCACGTCCCTGGGCTATGAGCGCATTAACAATTTTGAAAATAAACATAAGTGCTTACCAGAAGAGCCGAAAATTTCTGGCCTGTCGCGTGATCGCAGGAATTTGATCACCTTCTATGCTCAATCAAGTGCGCTGAGTATAGTCGGAGGAGCACATGTCAACGAGGAGTTGTTGACTACCACTACAACAGATTTCGCAGCAACCACTGCTTTTACGGAAGCGGAGACTGTGATCCGAGCTGATGTAGCCACACCACATGCTTCATCTAGGCTTGAGATAAGAGATCAATCTATATCAGATTTTCTTAACAAGCCAAAATTACTGGGAACCATGCAATGGACGACTGGGAATACGTCTGGTACAGTTTTGCATTCAGTAGATGAAGTAGGTTATTATTTAGTTTCTGCTCCGGGAGTGGGCGTTACTGAATGGATGGACAAGATCAAAGGTTTTGGTCTTGTGCGTGGCACGTTTGTTATGCGTGTGGAAATAAATGCTTCCCAGTTTCAAGCAGGGAGCTTAATTATACACGCAATTCCCAATTTTTGTGGAGCGTCTCGCGGAGAGCCAAGCTTTTACACGAGAGTTAACAAGAATTTGATGCAGAAATTGCAACACCCGCATGTGTTAGTAACATGCAATGATACAGCGGGAGAAATGAGGTTGCCGTTTATAGCTGGACCTGATTATTATGATCTGAAACAGTATAATGCGGCGGGCTTCGGTTCTATGTATTGTGAAGTAGCCACACCATTACGAGTGGGTGCAGGCTCTTTAACATTTGTAGAAGTTGCAATGTATGGTTATTGGGAAGACATTGAATTGGCTGCACCCACTATCGGTCAGTCATCTATGAAG